ATCTTGTTTCGATACCAAGCGCAAGCGCAATGGGTATTGCAGATGCATCCTATGAGTACGGAACAAGCGCAAGCTTCACAGTAGATGTGCCACTGTATGTCAATGGCAGGGAATTTGCAAGAGCAACAGCAGGAGATATGTCAAGTGCGATCAACACAAGAGACACAAGGCAGAGCAGATTGAGAGGTGTCAGATAAATGTATTCATTCAGAGATATCACAGACCATACTGACATCACGAATTCGCTACCATCAGAAGCTGTCTCTATAAATGGACAGTACATAGAAAACGTATTGAGCGGATACAGGACACTTTACACCAAGGGCAGGGAATCCCTAGGAGTTGAAATAACAGCCAATTCTGTAGGCATAGCTGATGGTGAGAAATACAAATATAAACGCTATCCCGCAAGAACTATCACTGTGGGATTTCAGCTAATAGCCAATACACCACATGAATTCAGAGAGAAATTCACAAATCTGAACAACCTTTTATCATTAGATGAAGCTGATTTCATCTTTGCTGATGAAACAGATATGTTTTTCTCTGGCATCCCAATCATGAATGCATCGGTAGAAGCGGGGCAGAACTCTGTAAAAGGAGAATGGCAGATATACTGCGCCTACCCATACAAAAGAAGTGTTGAGCCTGTCACCCTAACCATGGAAGATGCGACAGTGAGCGGAAACACAGCCACATTTGTTATTAACTATGAGGGTACAAGGCCATCCAAGCCTGTATTGAGGGCAAGATTTGCAGGAGCTAAAGCGGGTGGAGAATCCACAGAAGATGGTGATTGCGGTTTTGTTGCTTTTGTCGATGGGTATGGCAACATCATCCAACTTGGGAATCCTACAATATTAGACCTTGATGAATACGCATCCACAGCCACTTTGGTTAACAGGGAATTCACATCCTTGAGCGGTTGGCAGACCTCTGGCGGTCACACATGGAACGGAAGCGTGACAGGCACAATGACTACAGGCACGATAGCGGATGCACAGTGGGCAAGGGGCAAAGGAATTCTGGAAACCTTTGCAAAGCCTAACTACGGAAGTGGGAGCGGTATGCATGGGTCTATCCTTTGGAAAAGAACCAACGGAGCAATTGATTGGACTCTGAACGCAGTACACAGATTGTGTGTGAATGGTTTTAACGAGACAGGCATATTTGAATGTTCTGTAAGGAATTCCACCACTAACAAGATAGTTGCAGGATTTGTGATCGAAAAAAGCGGAAATGGAGTGGAGGGATGGGCAAGATATATCATAGATGACAAGGAAGTGGGCAGTGAGTATATAGACCTTTCCTACTATAACACCCACTTCGGATTCTGCAAAAGAACCGATGTTTATACCACTGAAACCTACGAAGATTACATAGAGGGCGAAGTTACAAGGACGGTAGTAAAAGACAAAAACGGCAACTCAATTGAATCTTACACGCAATCACCTGCAAGATGGGAAACCAGAACAAGGCAGGTGTTCCAAGGCTACAACTACACGCAGAGCAACCTTAATTCATCCATAGTTAAAAGAGGTTCGCAGGTGTCTTTCAAGCTTGGCAACCTACCGCAGAGAAGCTTCACAGCACCAGAGATAGAGCAGACAATAGCGCATGATGCGACCTGCTACATGGGAACAAGCGGAACTCCAATGCATACAAATGCTATACACTCACTCCTGTTCAGAAAAGAAGCAAGCGCAGTATTTGCGGATCAGCCTAACGTATTCACAGCAGGAGATGTAGTAGAAGCTGATTGCAATGAAGCCACAGTGTACCTGTATAGAAGTGGCTCAATGGGGGGAGCATTATCACCTGCATATGGTGCGCTAGGGAACAATTGGGAGAACTTTGCGCTTACAGCGGGAACAAACATAATACAAGCCACATGGTCTGATTGGGTAGACCCAGAATACATCCCGCAGATTGAGATTGAGTACAATGAGGTAGATATATGATCATATATGTCACAGACAGAAACCTAAATGTGATGACCCATGCATCTACATCATTGCCAGAGGGTTTTCGGATATTCGATGACAAGACAGTGGAGCGTGTCGAGACAGGCACTAACACCTTTGAATGCTCGTTGTCATATTCCAAGGGAGACAGATGGAAGTTAGAGACCGCAGTGCAGGTGGGCAACTACATCCTCAAACAAAGTACAGGGAATAGTGGGGCATATGATTCCGTGTACCAGATAACGGACACGGAGCTAGATGCCAAGGCACAGGAACTTCATTTATACGCAGAGGATGCAGGGTTAGATCTTTTAAACACCATTTGCCCTGCGGGCAACATCACAGCAGACTTGTATGATATGCTGTCTTATTTTCTCCCGCTTGATTGGGAGATAAACATAATAGATGCACCTACAGGTCTGCGCCAAGGCATATGGGATGGAGAATCAACAGCCACAGAAAGAATATTATCCGTGGCTAATTTGTTTGGCTGTGAGGTATATTATTCGTTTGACATAAAAGAGTTAAAGGTAAACAAAAGGATAGTCAATGTGGTCAAGAAAAGAGGGTCACAGGTCGCAGAAGCGCAGTTAAGGCTCAACTTTGACATTGACAACATACGCATCACAAAATCCATTGCAAACATCTATACTGCATTAGAGGTCACAGGTGGCATGCCAGAGGGCGCAGACACACCTATAAACCTCAAGAACTATGGCTACTATTATGAAGATCCAATAACAGGAGATTTTTATGAAGTAGAGTTATCCACAGGACGGATGCTGAACACCACAGCAATGAAGAGATGGTCAAGTGCCATAGATACTGATGGATTATCAGTAGGCTCTTTCTCTTACAACACCACAGATGTGCTTGAATTGGCAGAACGTGCAAGGATTCAGCTCCAGAGAGATTCGCAGGTAGCTGTCAACTATGAGGTGGATTTCTTCAAATTGCCAGACAATATAGCCATAGGTGACAGGGTAAACATCATTGATGAGCAGGGAAGACTCTACCTTGAAGCAAGATTGCTTGAAATAGAAACAAGCGCATCAGAAGACACCAAGACAGCTATTATAGGCGAATACCTCATAAGGGGTAGCGGTATAGCAGAAAGAGTTGCACAGCTTGCGGTTGATCTTCAGAACACCTTTAACAACCCTGTTTATTCTCTTGAGATCGTATCTTCAAATGGTGATGTGTTCATTGACACTACGGTGGCCACTGTGCTGACCGCATATGTTTCCTTGCGGGGCAAAAGGCTAACGGATGCAGAGACAGCCAACGCAGGTGTCATCAAGTGGTATAACGGTGACACGCTGTTAGGTACAGGTAAAACCTACACGATCACAGAAGCATCTCAAATTGATGCTATAAACGTGACAGCTAAATTGGAGAATTGACAATGGCAGTAAAAGCACAGAGTACAATTTCACTTGCATCTGTCAAAACAGTAAATGATGCATCACAGTATGCTTTGCAGAAAGCAGGAGAGGCTGAAGCATCAGCAGAAAACGCAAGCCAATACGCATCAAGGGCATTGGGCAATCTGTCCACAGTGCAGAGCGTGACAGAGACCCTTGCATGGATAACACAGCATGGTGCAATGTCATTGACCACAGACACTGCATTAGACCCTACTCATGTTTATTTCGTAGTAGACCCTAATGGAGATTATGTGGTGGGTAGTACGCATTACTCAATAGTTGCAGAGCCAGATGAAGACGATATAGCAACATACTATGAACTCTCCATTAATGAATCATTGAACAACTATGTAGCCACACATCTTGCACTGACTAATGAGGGGTTATGGTTATTGCCAGACAACAGCGGTTATAAAATACTGATCGCAACAGGCGCAGGGGTCAGAGATGCGGGTACATACATCATAGATGCGGATGACAACACAGTGGCAAAATTCGGAGAAACAGTAACACTTGGTCTTGATGATGGCACACACCTTGAACTTGACCGCAGATCCATCAAGGCGATAGACATGAATGGCAATGAATATTTCAATGTTTCGGATTTGCGGAATGACCAAGGATATTACGAAGCAACTGATAATTTCACAGGAGATGGTGAAGATGTAAGCTTTAACCTGTCATATCGACTTGATACCAATTATCCTGTCACAGTAACCGTGAATAATGTCGCTTTGGTCGCAGAGGAAGAGTATTGGCTTGGTCGAGATATCCTTTATTTTTACGAGCCTACGCAAGATACATCTATCGTAAGTGGGAAAACGTATTATACGAAGTCTGGCACTTGGGGCGGAGTGCTTAATTTCTTTAGAGTCAGAACACCTGTGGCGAGTGATTTGAACACGTATTTTGAGCGCATACCACCTGCAAGCGGTGCATCTATCAGCATTGTGTATTCGACAACATCCACCGAAGCAAAGGGGTACACTCTTGGAAAAAGAGAGCCAAATACAAATGTAGGTGGGTATAGTTTTGCGGAAGGCTATTATACAGAAGCAAGTGGGCAACGCTCTCATGCAGAGGGATATGGTGCGTGTGCAAGCGGAGAAAACTCCCATGCGGAAAACTCCTACACTACAGCGAGTGGTGAAGGCTCTCACGCAGAAGGCACCGAAACAAAAGCAAGCGGAACATATTCCCACGCAGAGGGATATTGGACGGAATCAAGGGGGTCACACTCTCACGCATCTGGGGAACATACAATAGCAAACTCCGCAAACCAGACAGTGCTTGGTGAATACAATGCCGAGGACACAGCAGGGAGTACCGCCACCAGAGGAACATATGCCCTCATTGTTGGGAATGGAAGTGGTGAGAGTGGTCGTAGCGATGCTTTGGAATTGAGTTGGACAGGTCGGTTGATTATCGCATCAACACTGACACAGAATTCTGATAAAAGACTTAAAG